CCACCACCGCAGTTGATACACCAGCAGATGCTGTTGCTCCGGCAACCGAATTATCTCTAGCATCTGCTTGTGTCCAGCGTTTGCCTTGTTCCTCGGGACTTAGCTCAACTGTTTGATCTTGCTTGTACGCGCTTGATTGCTCAAGAACGTTGATGTTGATCATCACCCATGTATTTGCGAACTCGTTTTTATTGGAAAACAAGTTCTCCGGATACGTGTATGACTTCAAGTCGTACTTAGAGTCTCCGTAGTGTCTCTGATACTCGGTACCGGATTGGGAGCTAATTCTTGCTTCTGATGCCATGGGGATAGACTAAATAAAGTGTAAAATACTCATTTATTTATGGCAAAAACTTCAAGGGCGTACAAACAAGGGCTATTTATTCCTCGCAACCCACAAAAATACACTGGTGATGTGTCTAACATCGTCTATAGAAGTAGTTGGGAACTTAGAACATTTGAGTGGGCTGATATGAATCCCGCTGTGTTATCATGGAGTAGCGAAGAAACCGTCATACCCTACTTGTCCAAAGTTGATGGCAGATACCACAGGTATTTTATAGATCTAAAGCTCAAGATTAGAGGAACAGACGGAGAGATAAAAGAATACATTGTTGAAATCAAACCATTTCAACAAACACAACCCCCAAAATTTCCGGGTAGACAAACTCCTCGATATCTGAAAGAGGTTGAGACCTTTATAACGAATCAATCAAAGTGGGAAGCTGCAGAGCTTTACGCTAAGGAAAGAAAGATGAAGTTTGTCATTCTAACGGAAAAAGAACTTTTTGGTGTAAACAATGGCAGCACAAAGCACACTGGCTAAGATATTTGAAAAACATCCCTACGAACTATCGCAACTTAGAAATAAGAGTGTTGCGTGGTTTCAATCTCAACTTAGGGATCTGAGAACTGTTAGTACCCGCACACCACAAGCATTGATGAGAGGTGATCAGGAGTCCAAGGGAACACGTATTCTTCCCGGAACCATGATCATGTACGTTTATGATCCAAAGCACAAAGACACGCTTCCCTATTACGATCAGTTTCCTCTTGGTCTACCATTCAAGCTAGTACCCGGTGGTTTCTATTCGCTAAACCTGCACTACCTCCCATACAATCTAAGAGCTCTTCTTCTTGATAGATTGATACAGTTCAAGACAACTCCCGGGCTTGACGAAAAGACTCGTCTAAAATTTAGCTGGCAGCTTATTGATGGTGTGAGTAAATTCGCGGCGGCAAAGCCCTGTGTAAAGCACTATCTGTATGATCACGTCAGATCACCATTCAAGGCAATAAACGCACAGGATTGGGCAACGGCAATCATGCTTCCTGTTGAGCAATTCTCGGGAGCAACACCCCAGGAAGTGTGGCGCGACTCCGTAAAAATAATTAGAGGATAACATGTTTTCATACGAACAATTCAAGAGCCAAATAAAATCCTCTGGGTTATCCAAGCAGAATCGTTTCTATGTGATGATATCACCACCAACAAGCATAGGAACAACGGATCTACAAACAATTCTTCTGCTGTGCCAATCTGTATCAGTATCTGGTGTAAGCGTAACGACCGCGCCTGTTAGAACAACTGGTGAGCAGTTCGAAGCACCCTACGACAGAGCGTTCACGGGTGCCAACATGACATTCTATGTTGATAAAGACATGAAGGTTCGTTACTTTTTTGATTTATGGGTCAACTCAATACAAGACCCAACAAATAGAACCTTTGCGTATGCTAAAGAATTCAAGTCACCCGAGATAGAAATTGGTGTGTTGAAACTAGACAACACTCCGTCGTATAAAATCAAACTGTACGATGCATTTCCAAAGAGCGTGGGTCAACTTTCCTTGGCATCAGAAAACAACAACATAATGACTCTAGACATGCAGTTTGATTACAGATACTACACAACAGAAGTCATGACGTCAGCGGAGATAAACACGCCACTAAATCAACAGTTGGTTGGTGCGGATGTACAGAACTTTGAAAACTTCTTGGATCTAAAAAATCTATTCCCATGAAAACTAATCAAATAAAGTCCGAAGATGAAACCTGGATAAACAAGAAGTGGCGTCCCGCCATGGCGTGGATGTACATGGTAGTATGTATTTTTGATTTCATAATTTTTCCTGTGTTATACACTCTGGCACAGATAAGCAAGTTTGGTACCAACATATCACAGATAGACCAATGGGACCCACTAACTCTCATGGGCGCTGGACTATTCCATATGGCTATGGGTGCTATTTTGGGTATTACTGCATGGAGCCGTGGACAGGAAAAGATGGTAAACGTTGGTCAACAGAATAGACGCCCGACTAGATATGATGAGAATACTGACTATGAAAAGAGCGACGATGGAAGAGAAGATAGAGCAGATTATAGAGATAGACTCTCCAGCAACACCCCAAGAGAAGGTCGATAAGAATCTTTCGACCATCTTTGGTGTTCCACCCATGGAAGTATCTGTTATAGATGACCAGGGTGTTGTCCCACCCCAAGAAGGCTCAGATAACGAACTGATACAAGCAGATACAAACCATGTTAGGTCCAACATGTACAGCTTGTTGCAACAAGGACAAGATGCGCTACAGTATGCTCTTGAACTAGCAAAACAATCCGATAGCCCCCGAGCATTTGAAGTTGTGGGCACACTGATGAAGAATCTATCGGACATGAACCTACAATTGCTCGACACCCACGAAAAGAAACAAAAGCTCAGCGGTAAAAAGACCGAGGAACAAGGACCCCAGAAGGTAGTAAACAACTCTATTGTGTTTCAAGGCAGCACAAAAGATCTATACAACATGCTACAAAATATGAAAAAGGAACAATGAAATGCCCCTGCCAAAACCAACGTATAGAATTTATCAGGCAAAGATACCGTCAACAGGAAAGACTGTAAGATTTAGACCCTTTACTGTAAGAGAAGAAAAAAGTCTAATTATTGCACAGGAGTCCGAGGATGTTGATACAATCTCTTCGGCTATTCTGGATGTGTTGAGAGACTGCCTGCAAGACAATGTCGAGCCCGATACCTTTTCCGTATTTGACATCGAATACCTAATGACACAGATTAGAGCAAAGTCAGTAGGGGAAGTAGTAAATCTTTTGATGCCATGCGAGAACGATGCAACACACGAAAAGATTCCCGTGCGTATCGATCTTTCCAAGATTGAAGTCACCTTCCCCGAGAATCACAACAAAACCATATCACTCTATGAAGATGTTGGTGTTGTTATGAAGTATCCAACGTTGGAAATGCTCAAGTTGATGGAAGATGCCGACTCGTTTGAGATAGCCAGATTGTGTACTGATTACGTATACGATGCAGAAGAGATTTACCCTGCTGCTGATGAGACTCCCAGTGAGCTAAGAGAGTTCTTCGAATCATTAGAACAAAGTCAGTTTGCAAAAGTAGAAGATTTTTTCAAGACAATGCCGGTGTACCAGCACATTTTGGATTACAAATGCCAAACGTGCGGGCACAATCATAAACGAATTATAAAAGGTCTTTCAAATTTTTTCGTCTGAATCTCTCCCATGAGGACATGTTCAATTACTACAAGACAAACTTTGTTTTGGTGTATGAGAACTATTTTAGCCTAACAGAGCTAGAAGATATGATGCCATGGGAGAGGGATGTGTATATTTCGTTATTGGAGAATCAGAAGGAAGAAGAGAAGAGGAAACGAAATAAAGGCGGACTATCACTATGACCAAAGTTAGAACGGCTGCAAAGAGAAAAAAAGAAAAAACTTTACGCTCTCTTATAGATGCCAAAAAAACAAAACAAGCTCAACAGCCGGCAGAAGTAAAAGATCTTGATCTTGCTAGTGCAGGATCAGAGGTAGTCTCCCTTGAAAAGGAACAAACAAAGAATACCATAATGTTCTTCAAAGAAGAACTGCTAGCTGGTATACGAGAAGGCATTGATACAGAACTCAAATCACTTGACTCCCAGACAAGACAACGAGTTGAGGCAAGCGGTCTTGTAGAAGAGCTGTACAAGGGTTTGCGCGAAGGCATAACCGATGAGCTAAAGAAGTACATAAAGGATGCAAACAAGTCACTGGCAAATAGCCTAGACTTGATTGTTGATAAACTTGGTGAAACAACAACCGCAATAACACAACCTCCTGTAATAGAAGGAACCACCGCTGGTAACGAACCAGTAGTTTCCGTTCCTTTGCCGGCGCAAGAAAGAAGACCAGTAACCGTTGAGTCTC